TTTCGTGCGCTCTAAACCTGGTCTACGTGTACACAGGGATGGAAAACCTTGCCGCAAAGGTGCTTAACCACTACCCGAAAGGATGACGATCGCTACTAAGACCTGCGATTTGGTTATTTGAAAAGAACAACAAGGCAAAAAGAAGGGAGAAATACCCTACGTGTGTGCATTTGTTAGCGTAAATGTATACACCGCCGTCGTATAAAGACGCAGCTCGAGGTACCGGATGACCGCCTCTGTAACGCTGTAACGCTAGAGTGTACTGTGCAACTCGCATAATGCTCTTATCTTTGCCCGGCCTGGGCAAAGTGTGACTGAACAATCTGCATAATACTTGAATTGCTTCGCAATTACAATGTAAATCAATTAAAAAAGAAGACAATCCGCGTTGAGCGATAAGCGAAAACGCAAACGAGCGCAAGCTCGTTTTTCAATAAATAAACTATAGTTCTTTGCGTTAGAAAGATTAAGTCATCAATGGCACATCTTGATTAAATACAAAACAAAGAAAACCAATTAGGGACCGCTTGATATGAGAATTAACGAAATCTTAACTGAATCACAGCTGCAACAGCTAGAAGAAGGTCCGAAGCTTGATGCTTTTGGACGAGGTGTGGGCCAAGCTGTAGGCGGTTTTGCTAAAGGTGTAGGAGCAGTAGCAGGCGGTGTAAGAGGAGCTTTTACAGCACTCAAAAAAGGATACCAGTCTGGCAAAGCTGTGGTCGGAGATGATCCAGATCCTAATGCAGGAAAACCTGGATACACAGCGCCTAGAGACCCAGCTGATCAAGCTCCTGCACCTTCTACAACAACTCCGCCGTCAGCAGCTGATATCAATGCGCAAGGTCCTGAAGGTTCAGCACCCGCTAAACCCCAAACTGGTGATGCTGGCAAAGCATTAGCTAAGTCCACAGCAGTAGTTGATAAACAGCAAGCTCAGAACCAAGAAAAAGCCAATCAAACTGTGTATGCACAGGTCAAAGCTAATGTAGACAAGCTAGATAAGAAAGGCAAGCAGAGAATTTTGCAAATGCTACAGAAATCTATGTCAGCACCAGCACCTAAAGCACCAGCAGCACCAGCAGGTGGAGCAGCAGGAGCAGGAGCAATGGGTCAAATGGCCAATCAGCTAGCTGGCCAAAAACCTAACACTATGGCCAACGCACCTGTTAGTGCGACAAACACTGCCAAACCTGGCAATCCAAATCTTGCTCAACCAGCGGCAGCACCAGCGGCAGATGCAGCGGCACCTGCAACAACACCTGCGGCACCTGCAACAACACCTGCGGCAACAGCAACAAAAGCTAAAGGTGGTAGAGTTAAAGGCGCTGGACCAAGTATGACACCTGATGCCATACGTAAACGTGCATCTAGAGAAGCAGCAGCCGCAAAAGCCAAGGCTGGCAATGCAGCAATGGGCGGTATGGCAAATCAACTGCAACAACAAAACGCCGGTAAAGATAATTACGGAAATGCATTGTCAGAAGCATTGGCCCAGCGTGTGGAAATGCACAAGCAGAAAATGTTTGAAACTGGCCTAGCACGAGGTACAGTCAGCGTGTTTAGAAAATGAAAATTAAAGAAATAATTTCTGAAGCTCCTGCAGGCGACATAGGTCATGCTGTTGGTCATACAACAAATGCTGCCGCTAAAGGAATTGGGGCTGTAGCTGGTGCAGTAGCAGGAGCACCAAAGCGTGTTGCCAAGGGAATTAAATCAGGAGCAGCAGCTTTTGATAAACTCATGTCCCCTAGTCAATGGTTCGGTGGCAACGATGACGAACCTAGTAATTTTGAAAAAGACACTGCTAAAAATGATAAAGCAGATGCCGCTGCTTATAAAGCCACTGTAACATCTGTATCACGAGGAATGACTCCGAACGCTCAGGACATTTCAAATCTAAAACAGTTAGCAGCAGGTTCCAAAACTCCAGAAGAACAAGCAGTATTAAAAGCTGCTTATTTGGGACTCCGATTAAATCCTGAACAAGTAGCGATAATCAAACAGGTAGCTGCTAGGCTCTAGAAAAACGGTAGTCCAGTTTTTTTAGTTGTTTCTAAATTTTCTTTTATTATCTCACCAACTATGTCTCTTTCTTCGGGACTGAAATTCATTACTTCAGCGTATGAAAGTCCGCGCATATACCAACATAGCTGTAATGCTTCTTTTTTAATCACCCTTGCCTGCTTGTCTAACTTGTCTGATAACTCTACGATCTCAGGTAGGGTCAGTCCGGAGATCTGACTGCGAAAAAATTTGAATTATCCATGGTAATTGGGATATCAAATACTGTCGAACATTCACCACAGGCAACATTTTTCACTTTGAATTCCATGCCTGCTCTCATAGACGTGAGATGTGTTTGAATTTTATCAAATATGTCTTTAGGACAGTTGTTGATAAATTCTTTGATCTGTGCTTTATCTGTGCTTACACCGTCTGGTGTTTCTATGCCAGTGATACAATCGGCAATGACATCGATGGTAAGTTCAGTAATTTTTACAAAACTTTTGCCAAACTTTTCTAACTTAGCTTCATCGTCAAGCTCTTCATCATTGATCACAGTGAACAACTTCTGTTGTTCCATGGTCTTGAGACTGATTTTTGTTGTTTCTTTGTATGAATAAGGTCTTATTTTGATAGTCAACGGGTCAGCATGCACTGTATCATTGTATTCAAAATTAAGGAACATATCCATCCAGGGCTGTAGAGAAATAGGATAGGTGTTCTCTGCGCTGCATTTTGGACACTTGCAGTCAACATCCATTCTATCACCATATGTGGCAATACGAATAGCTATCAACACAAAATCTAAATCTAAGCTAGGCATTGACCAAGGTTCCAGTAGGGCAGGGAAACAACTTTTGATCACTTCAACAGTGCTTTGTCCTGTGAGCAAAGCGTCTGGAGTTTTAAACATCAACTCATCTTTGGCAGTCATTGAATACACAGGATATTCATCATTGGCGCTGCGATCCAAGGCGTTCTGCGGATAGAAATTGCCTTTGCTAGGCAATCTCACATAAATTTTTGGTTGTCTGAACCATCCAGCAAGAGGATTCTTCTGCGTCTGGTTTTGATTAGGAATTTGGTTCATTTTATCTCCGGTAAATATATAATAATCTGCATTGTATTTATATGCGTATTTTATCAGGAAAAAAATAAATCATGGCATCTGTGTTCATTGATATCCCCGGAATAGGTACTGTAGAAGCCAAGAACGCTGCTTCTGAAGCAACCTTGCAGGCAATTCTTCAGACAATGCGAGCAGTTCAACGGAACACCCAGCAGAGAGGTGGTGCAGGTGGTGGTGCAGGTGGTGGTGCAGGTGGTGGTGCAGGTGGTGGTGCAGGTGGTGGTGCAGGTGGTGGTGCACAAACAGTAAGCGGAAAAGCAGCTTCATTTGCTTCTAAAATGGCTGCTCAGTCAGCTGGCCAATTTGCAAAATCTGCTGGATATGCCGGACAAATGGCTAATCAAGCCAGCAAGGCGATTAGCGGGGTTGCAGGCACCGTTGGCTTTCTTGGCAAAGGCGCTAGTTCAGCTGTTCGAGGAATCAATAATCTAGCTCAAGCCGGGGTATCCGCAGCTGAAGGTCTAGCTAATATGAATGACAGTCTGACTTCAGCAGCCAGCGCCTTAAATGCAATACCAAAAATAGGAGGACTACTAGCAGGTATTTTTGGAGCAATAGCAGGAGCCACAGAAAGTTTAGCAGCGTCAATAAAAGGAGCCACAGCCAGTGGTGCTTCATTTGGCGGATCACTAAGCCAACTACAAGCGTCATCTGCCCAGGCAGGCATGACCATGGAAAAATTTGGTAAACTCGTAGCAGAAAACGGACAAGCCATGGGTGCATTTGGATCTACCACAGAATCCGGAGCTAAGAATTTTGCTAGGCTCAGTGGTCAATTAAGAGCAGCCGGCGGCGATTTGTATGCGTTGGGATTTGGTACCGAGGAAATAAATCAGGGATTGGCTAATTATGGCAAACTATTAAAACACCAAGGACTGCAAGGAACAAAATCTAACGCAGAACTAGTAGATGGCTCTAAAAAATATCTTAAAGAAATGGACTTGCTGGCTAAAATAACCGGTGAAACCAGAGCCGATAAAGAAAAAGAACGAGAAGCACTTGTAATAGATCAACAGCTAGCAGCAGCTATGGTAGGTATAAATGAGGATGTGGCAAAATCGGCACATAATTTCATACAATCTATGCCTAAAGGAGTCATGAGAGACTTTGCCAAAGACATGATAGCCAACGGTACTGCAACCACTGACGCCAATAAATTATTGATGAGTCAATATCCTGGACTAGCAGCACAAATGACTAGTCTGCATTCCAGTACACAGAGAAATGTTAAGATTACTGACGATCAAACAAAATCTGCCCTAATCATGGGCAAGGCAGAATCTCAGAACTTAAAAAATACCAAAACTGCTGTGGCAGCAAACACCAGTGAGCTAGGAGTGTTAACTGATGGCTTTGTGGGGTTCAACAACGTTAACGTAGCTGCTATCGATACTGCAAAAGCGCAACAGGATGCCGCAGCAGCTGGCACTGACGGCACGTTACAAAATGTAGAAGCCATGAAGTCTCAACTGGCAGCTCTAAGTGATAATATCAAAATGCAGTTGATGGCCAGCGGAGGACTGGGCATGATGATGGGAATAATACAAAAATTAGCTGATTTTGTCATTGCTTATGTGATACCGGGTATCGGCATGTTAATACCTATACTGGGAAAGATATTTGACGGTGCTATGATGATTATAAAACCGATCATGGAATCATTAACCACGGCATTTGGTAACATGGGCGGCACGTTATCAGCCGTGGACAATGTGTTAAACTGGTTATTTGAAACTCTGAACGGAGCAGTCCGAGGTGGTATATTAATCTTTGAAAGTTTACTGCGAGCATTTGACACACTGTCGGGGCCTTTTTCAAGACTATCCGCTGCGATATTTGGCACTGAGGAAAGCACAAATAGTTTTTCAAACGTCTTGATACTAGTAGGTGATGCTGTGGGAACAGCGTTTGAAATTCTAGCCAAGGTCATCGGTTTTGTAATAGACTTTGCGATACTACCGTTGGTAGACGTGTTTAACACCTATCTCATGCCAACCATCAAAGCTGTAGGCGGCTTTTTCATGGATTATCTAGTGCCTATACTTGTAGCAGCAGGAGTAGCATTTTTAGCATTTAATGCGTTGACAATAGCAGCCACCGTGGTAAAATTTGCTTATATGGCAGCTATGCTTGTTGCTACTGTTGGCCTTGGTCTTTTAGCTGCAGGTGTAGCCATAGTGGCAGGTGCGTTTGCTCTGCTTACTAGTCCTATAGGATTAGCCATAGTTGCGATCTCTGCGTTGATTATTATTTTTAAGAAAGCTGGCGGAGATTTCCAGGTGGTAACAGATGGTCTCAAATATCTTTGGAGCGGATTACAAACTTTCTTTAGTGCATTAAAACTGGGATTTTTTAAAGTATTAGATGCACTGCCTGGAGTTGATTTTAGTAAAGAGATAGAAGAAGAAGAAAAAAAGATAGTAGAACAAAAAGCTGAAAGAGAGGAACTGGTAACAAAAATGGCTACCAGAATGGAGGAGAATAAAGCAAAAGCCGCTGCCGATGCTGCCAAAGGAGACAGTAAAGAAGAAGGTGGTTTACTAAACAGCCTCAAAGGGTTGTTCAACATAGATCACAAAAATAGAGCAGGCGCTCACATAGAACAGAAAAATGCACAGGTGAGTGCATTCAAAGGTATTCCGGGAGCAGTCAGTGGTGGCATATCAGGTGGAATGCCATCACTCAAGGAAGGTGTCAAGGAAGGTGTCAAGGAAGGAGCAGCAAAACCCACAGATTTTAATGCTGGCCCAGAAGCATTGCTAAAACAATTTGCTCAGAAAGAAGGCAGTCCTTTAGCTGGCGCTGACGCTCAAAAGCAGGCCATAGTAGCAGAAGCTGAAAAGAAAAAACAAGACGAAGCTGCGGCCAAACAAAAAGACGAAGCTACCAAAAAGAAAGAAGAAGAAGAAAAAAACAAAAAGAAAGAAGAAGAAGAAAAAAGTAAAAAACCAGAATCTGCGGAAACCTTGCTTGCGCAGTTAAATACTAATATGATAAAACTGTTAGCACACGCAGAACAAACTACTAAAAATACGTATGCTACCTATGATGCAGCTAAGGGATTGAATAAGAATCTATACAAAGCATGAGCTGGAAAAAATACTTCACACCTGTTAACATAGACAACACCGGTGGCAGCATGAGCCCAATAAGTGGTCGTGGTCGCCCTGGTCCCGCTAGAGCTAATTACTCCAGCTATTTGCCAGACGTATACGCAGGTAGTCCCAATCGCATCGAACGATACATGCAGTATGATACAATGGACATGGATTCAGAAGTCAATGCTGCCTTAGACATACTCACTGAATTTTGCACACAGAAAGACAAAGAAAATGCCACACCGTTTCATACACACTTCCGCGGTGAGCCTACTGCCACTGAAGTCAAAATTCTCAAAGACAGTCTACAAAAGTGGTGCAAGCAGAATAGTTTTGAAACTAGAATCTTCCGCATACTACGCAACGCATTCAAGTATGGGGACTGCTTTTTTATTCGCGATCCGGAAACTAAAAAGTGGTTGTTTGTTGATGCTGCTAAGGTCACCAAGATCATTGTCAATGAATCAGAAGGCAAGATTCCTGAACAGTATGTGATCCGTGATCTTAACTTTAACTTCAAAGAATTTATAGCCACAACACCGCACAATACTACAAACACAGCCCCTAGCGGCACAAGTTCATATACAACTGGCGGCGGAGGCGGTGCTAGAGGATTTGCAGGAGATGCAGCACGTTCAGTAGGCACCAGATTCAGTAATCAGACCAACGAAATCACAGTGGATGCCAAGCACGTTATTCATCTTTCATTGTCAGAAGGATTGGATAATAACTATCCTTTTGGCAACAGTCTACTAGAATCAGTATTCAAAGTCTACAAGCAGAAAGAATTGCTTGAAGATGCTATCATTATCTATCGTATACAACGTGCTCCAGAAAGACGTATATTCTATGTAGACGTAGGTAACATGCCGGCACACATGGCTATGAGCTTTGTTGAGCGTGTAAAAAACGAGATCCAACAAAGACGTATTCCTAGCTCAACAGGTGGCGGAGCCAACGTCATAGACGCTAGTTATAATCCTCTAAGTGTAAACGAAGATTACTTCTTTCCGCAGACAGCAGAAGGTCGTGGAAGCAAAGTTGAAACATTACCAGGCGGTACTAACCTAGGTGAGATCACAGACCTACGTTACTTTACCAACAAGCTGTTCCGTGCGTTACGCATACCTGCTTCGTACCTGCCTACATCTATTGATGAAGCAGCCAACACAGTATCAGACGGCAAGGTAGGCACAGCTTATATACAAGAACTAAGATTCAACGAATACTGTAAACGTCTGCAGAGCATTATAGTTGAAACATTTGATCTCGAGTTTAAACTTTGGCTCAATGATCAAGGGGTTAACATTGATAGTGGCCTGTTTGAGCTTAAATTCAATCAGCCCCAGAACTTTGCTGCATATCGTCAATCAGAACTTGACACAGCTCGAGCAGCTACATTTGCAGCGGTAGTAGCAATTCCGCATCTCAGCAAGCGTTTTGCTATGAAGCGATTCTTAGGCATGACTGAAGACGAAGTCAAAGAAAACGAAAGATTATGGCGTGAAGAAAACGGTGCTAATCTCACAGCACCTGCTGACGCTCAAAGTCAACTACGAGGCATAGGTGTAACGCCCGGAGGAATGGCTGCAGATGCAGGCGGGCAAGAAGAAGAAGCACCTTTAGACATGGCAGCTGCCGCAGAGCCGGGTGCAGAAGCAGAAGCAGCACCAGAAGCACCTGTTCAGTAATAAATACATTATGCTTCTTAACGAATTCTTTTACTTTAACGAAAAAAACAACGACTTTGCTCAAGATCGCAGATACGAGTCCAGCAGAGATCGCAGCATCATTGACAAGAAAGACACAAGAAAGATACGTCTTACGCTGCGACAAATCAATCAACTGAGGCTTCAGAGCGAAGCACATCAATTAGAATCTCAATCTGAACTGGACTTTATAAGACAAATGTATGGAACTCCAGTTGGCGAAGAAGCAGCACCTGCAGAATAATCCCGGATTTGTCATAGGCAACGGCACCAGCCGACAATGCTTAGACGTTTGTTCTCTAATGACCAAAGGTGTGACTTACGGCTGCAACGCACAATATCGTGAGTTTGAACCAAACTATCTGATAGCTGTAGATGTAAAAATGGTCAACGAAATCATAGAATCCGGCTATCACAAAAAGCATCAAGTATGGACCAATCCCAACAAAGGCATACAGACCAAGCACGGTATTAATTTTTTCAGTCCGCACAAGGGATGGAGCTCGGGTCCTACAGCACTTTGGTTTGCAGCCACCCAAGAACACAAGACTATCTACATTTTTGGCTTTGATTATCAAGGAATTGACGGCAAGTTCAACAACGTTTATGCAAACACATTCAACTATAAAAAATCAACAGACGCAGCCACATACCACGGAAACTGGTTAAGCCAGACTGAAAAAGTAATCAAAGAATTCCGTCACATACATTTTTTTAGGGTCATAGAACCTGGTGCATTTATACCAGACAAGCTAGGTCCTACCTTGACTAACCTAAGTCATATCACCTACGACGAATTTAGTAGAAGTTTTCCTGATACTATATATTCTAATCAAATCAATCAAAAAACTACCATTTAACACCTGATTGTAATCTTCGTGTTAAATAAACAACAGCCCATACCATACGAGGAGATAAACTATGGCCGATAATAAACTACTACAACAAATGCTTGAGCATTTGGTCAACGACGATCAAGCTAAAGCAGAAGAACTGTTCCACGAGTACGTGGTTACAGCATCACGTGAAATCTACGAATCTTTAATCGACAGCGAAATTGCTGAAGAAGAAGAAAAAGAAGAAGACGAGGATGAAGACAAAATGAAAGAAGCTGCGAAAGATGATGACGCAGAAGATGACAAAGTAGACGAAGAATTTGAAGATATTGCCATCGAAGGCGACGACGACATGTCCCCAATGGGCGGTGATCCAACTGATGATCTAGAAGGCGATATCGATGCAGAAATGGATGACGAAGAAGGCGGCGAAAAGTCCGAAGAAGAACTGTTCCAAGACCTAGACTCTATTGTTGATGAACTACAGGCCAAATTTGATGAACTCAAAGGCGGTGACGACATGGGTGACATGGGTGACGACGGTGAAGAAGGCGGAAATCCATTTGCTAAAGAAGAAGGCATGGGCGACCTAGCAACTGTACGTGAATACGTTGAGAAAGTTGCAAACGGCCATGGTGCAGAAAAGAAAGGTGCTGGTGAAGGCGCTTTAGTAGGAACAGGCAACAAAGGCCAAGGTTCTGCTACAAATGCACAAGGTATGAAATTCAGCAAGAACGACATGGGTGGCACAACTGCTAATATCCTAAGTGGTCGTAACGGTGCTCAGGCAGGTGAAGTAGGCGCAGCAGGCGGAAAAATGAAAGGTTCTGCACTTAGCGATACATCTCCTAAAGAAGATAATGCTGGCAACATCAATGTCCCAGGTGGCAAAGCCGGTGGTGCTTTCTCTAAGAAAGAACCTGGACATGGTGCTGAGAAAGCTGGTGCAAAAGAATCACCAGACAACAAGCAAAGCCTTTTCCGTGGTCGTAGGTAATAGGACTTGACAAAGGTGAAAACTACTCTATCAGAACATTTGAGTTTTGACCAGGCTAAGATTGTCTTGGAGCGCGACGAAGGCAGCGATGGTAAAAAATCGCTGCATCTAAACGGCATTTGCATTCAAGGAGACATCCGGAATGCAAATCAGCGTGTTTACTCTTCTGAAGAAATTGGCAGGGCTGTCAAAACGCTCAATGAACAGATCGCTGGTGGCTACTCCGTTCTTGGAGAAGTTGATCATCCTCAGGATTTAAAAATCAATCTTGATCGTGTGAGTCACATGATAACCAAGATGTGGATGGATGGTCCTAACGGCTACGGAAAACTAAAAATACTTCCAACTCCAATGGGTCAGTTGATTCAGACCATGTTGGAGTCGGGAGTTAAACTAGGTGTTAGTTCCAGAGGATCCGGCGAAGTAGACAGCGGTGGAAAAGTACAGGGTTTTGAAATTATCACTGTAGACATCGTAGCACAACCAAGTGCTCCGGGCGCTTACCCAACACCAGTATACGAACATTTAATCAATAACACAGGCGGTTACAAGGCATATCAATTAGCACAGGAAGTCCAAGGCGACCCCAAGGCACAGAAGTACTTAGCAGAGAGTCTGAAAAAAATAATTTCAGGCCTCAAATAACAGTAGGAGAATCACATGCTAGACATCGTAAAACAATTGTTTGAAAACAATGTGATTTCCGAAGAAATCAAATCGGAAATTGACTCTGCTTGGCAAAGCAGACTTCAAGAAAGCCGTGATCAAGTAACCGCTGAACTACGTGAAGAATTTGCTCAGAAGTATGAGCATGACAAAGGCGCAATGGTAGAAGCTGTAGAAGCTATGCTAACAGATCGCTTACAGGCAGAGTTAGGTGAATTGGCAGAAGATCGCCAAGGACTTATTGAAGCCCGTGCCAAGTATGCTAAGAAAATGAAAGACGACTCCAAAGCAATGGAATCATTTATCTTTAATAATCTTAACAAAGAATTGGCAGAACTACACGAAGATCGCAAGACAGTTGCAAACAATGTAGCTAAATTAGAATCCTTTATCGTGGATGCACTGGCGAAAGAAATCGCAGAATTCCACACAGATAAGAAAGACCTAGCCGAAACTAAAGTAAAATTAGTACGCGAAAGCAGAGCTAAGTTTGACAATCTCAAGAAAGATTTTATCACAGCAGCTTCCACAAAAGTAGCAGAAACAGTGCAGAACGGTCTACGTTCTGAAATGACTCAGCTCAAGGAAGACATTGAATCAGCTCGTAGAAATGACTTTGGTCGCAGAATTTTTGAATCATTTGCAAGCGAATACGCTGCAAGTCATCTAAATGAGAAATCTGAAACAGCAAAACTTCTCAAAGTTATGCTGACAAGAGAAGCCGAATTAGAACAAGCAGTAAAGATTGTTGCAGAATCACAAGAACAAGTAGCACAGAAAGATCGTGAACTACGTATTATCAAAGAAAACAACCAACGCAAAGAAGTTATGAGCGAATTGCTAGGACCGTTGACTGGAGATAAGCGTCAAGTAATGGGAAGTCTACTTGAGTCAACACAAACAGAAAAGCTACGTACAGCTTTCGACAAATACCTACCAGCAGTAATGAATGGTGGAGCACCGGCGAAGAAAGTACTATCAGAAGGCAAAGAAATTACAGGCGATAAACAGGCACCTCAATCCAGCGGTAAAGAAGAAAAAACCGCTGAGATATTTGACATCCGCAGGCTTGCGGGACTAAAAGTTTAAGGAGAACTATAATGTCACAATTACTCGAGTCACGCTGGTCGGAAACCAAAGAGGCCCTTTTAGAAGGCTTACAAGGTAACAAGCGTTCAGTAATGGCAACCACTCTAGAGAATACCCGCAAGTATCTCGCAGAAAGTGCCACCGCTGGTGCTACATCCGCCGGTAACGTAGCAACACTAAATCGTGTGATCCTTCCAGTGATCAGACGTGTAATGCCAACAGTCATTGCAAATGAACTAGTTGGTGTACAACCAATGACTGGCCCAGTTGGACAGATCCATACTCTACGTGTACGTTACAGCGATACATTCGCTGGTGCTACCGGTGGAGCAACTACAGCTGGTGAAGAAGCTCTAAGCCCATTCAAGATTGCAGAAGGTTATTCTGGTGCTACAACTGGTAAGCCAGCTGCTACATCAGCACTAGAAGGCGTTGCTGGTAACAAACTAAGCATCCAAATCTTGAAACAAACAGTTGAAGCTAAAACACGTAAGCTATCAGCTCGTTGGACATTCGAAGCTGCTCAAGATGCACAAGCCCAACAAGGCATTGACATCGAAGCAGAAATCATGGCTGCTCTTGCACAAGAGATCACAGCTGAGATCGACCAAGAAGTTCTACGTAGCCTTGCTTCATTGAGCTCTACTGTATTGACCTATGACCAAGCTGCCGTTTCAGGTACCGCTACATTCGTTGGTGACGAACACGCTGCTTTAGCTGTTCAAATCAATCGTGCAAGCAACTTGATCGCTCAGCGTACACGTCGTGGTGCAGGTAACTGGGCAGTTGTAAGCCCAACTACATTGACACTACTACAATCTGCTACTACAAGCGCATTTGCTCGTACAACAGAAGGTACATTCGAAGCACCTACAAACACCAAGTTTGTTGGTACATTGAACAGCGCAATGAAAGTGTATGTTAACACATACGCTGAGAACGACAACGTTCTTATCGGTTACAAAGGTGGTTCTGAGTCTGATGCAGCAGCATTCTATTGCCCATACATTCCATTGATGAGCAGTGGTGTTGTTCTTGACCCAGCAACTTTCGAACCAGTCGTGTCATTCATGACACGTTATGGTTATGTTGAGTTGACAAACACAGCTTCTTCTCTAGGTAATGCAGGTGACTACCTAGCGACTGTTGCTGTAACATCCGCTAACCTACGTTTTGCTTAATCAGTAACACGTAACGCAACTTCAAAAAGCACCTTCGGGTGCTTTTTGTTTGACTTAAATATCAGGATGAAAGTAGAATCAGACAAGGATTTTCTAGAATTAAGAAAACAGTTTAATGTTTGGAGAAAGCGTTTTCCAATGTTTACGCATGATGTTGATCAAATAGAAAATATTATCGAAAGCAGAATTCAAAATTACAGCATCGCCCTTGTTTATTACAGACAAACAAAAGGTAAAAATCATTTAGAACGTGCCCAACAAGAAATAGATGCTATCAACACAGTGTTAGCCACAGTGGAAAAAATGGAACTGATGAGTCTGCTGAGCCGCGGATAAATAAAGTATCTAGAAGAATTATGCGGTACCCGCCGCGTAGACCTAGAACGTCAAACACAAGGAGAAACAAATGGGACGTCCACTAAGAAAAGATAGAGCAGGTACTGATGCTATCGGTACCCCACTAAGTACAGCAACTGGTATTCGTGTTGAAGCATATACTGATCAAGCATACACAGATGCAACTTATAACATAACAACTAATTATGCTTACATTGTTAAGCAACGCGGTGCAAAAACTTTTGTAGTTGCAAATCAAGCAGGAACAACAGCTGTTTGCAAGTTACAATCAACTATTCCAACCGCCGCAGGTCAAATGCGAATCAACGGATATATTGGCGGAAACGGTGCAGTACCAACCCCAATCGCAAAGATCACCAAGCGTGTTGCTACAGACTTTAACGGAAAACGTTATACTTGGATATTATTAAACGATTCGTCATCAGATTATATTGCACTAACAGCAACTTAATCAAGGAAGTCTAATGGGACAGTTTCTCAAAGTCAACGGTGACTACAACATTCGAGCAGGCGATGGTGCCAAGATAACACTTGACACTGGCCCTGCGGCGAGTGGCGGTTCAGTCAGAGTCACTGGTAATCTTGTGGTTGAAGGTGATACCTTTAATATTAGTACCACCAACTTAACCATTGAAGACAACATTATATCGCTGAACACCGGAGAAGTTGGTCCGGGTGTATCGCTGGTATATTCAGGCATTGAAATCGAGCGTGGCAACACATCTTCAACATCCCCACAGAACAATGCTAGTTTCCTTTATGACGAAAGCACCGATACTTGGATACTGGCACACGGATCGGCTCCAGGACCTTTTAATTTCGACGCCAGTAGACTTAGACTAAAACAAATATTGACCAACAGTGCTACTGATTCGGGAGACCTCACCCTAATAGGTACTGGTGGTGGTCTAGTAAAAGTTTCTGGTACAACAACCTATGAAGCAGAAATACTTGCAAGAGAATCTGCAGTTCCTGGCAGCGTTGATGATGTATTGCCAAACAAAAAATATGTTGATGATGCAATTCAAAATAATCCTACCTTTCAGATTGTTGCGCCACAGAGTCAAGATACAAGAGTTGTTATTGCAGATAAAGAAATAACACCTAACATTTCGGGTCAAGCTGGATCGTTGGCTTATTTCACAGCAACAACTAATTTTAACACATATGGCGAAAGTGCAGTATCTGTTATTGTAGATAATTCTTTAGTTGGACAATTCTATTCTAATAGATTTGAGGTTGGCGATTTAGAAATTGGCGGCGGCATTGATCGTAATGAAATAACTTCTAGAGCAAGTATTACCAGTGAAAACATTATTATTAGAACTCAAGGCACCGGTAAGGTAGTACTCAATTATGCTTTACAACTTGAAAGGATTGGAACGTCGGGCGAAACACCACCTCTAGGATCCCCATTTAGTCCTTCAACCCCTGCATATGTAAGCGGCAGTATATTAATATATTCTAGTTCTGCAGGAGTCGGAAGCACCGGATTATGGTTTGTAAATGACACATTGGATGCAGCTAGTAATCCAGGCACCGGCGAGTTGATAAGTAAAAACAAAGCACTGGTATTCAGCATGCTATTTTAAGAGACAACTATGATAAGAAATTATGAAACTCCAGAAGGCACACTATCACTGATAGATTCTACTGATGTCACTATACCTAAAAGAGTGTTTACCAGCTCAACCACAGGTGGTCCTATTGCTGGCGGTGTAGTAGGCAGAGAAAATGCTGTTACTACCATAGCATTATGCAACACCGCCACACCAGATCCAGCAAACGAAACTGCTGATTCAGTCACAGTTAGTATCTACGTGGTACGTAGCGGACTGAGCTATGGACCGGGTAATCGCATAGTAAGTGAGCTTGTTGTGCCAGCAGGTGAAACTGTGTTCTTCTCAGAAGAACGAATGGTGTTAGCCAGCGGTGATCAGATATGGGTTGGTACTTCATCCGCTGCTAAGTTAGCTGTCACAGTGAGTGCTCTAGCAGTATGAAATTCTTAAAGACTAAAAATATTTCTCAGTTCAGCATCAACGATCGTGCGCTGATTTATTATCCTGCCGGTAATGGCCCAGGCAACAGAGTAGTGATTAATGCCAACGGTGGTATGATGCTGCCTAAAGGTACCACTGCACAACGACCACAGACGACCAGTGTGCGACAGCCTACAGATGCCAACGGCACAATAAGATATAACACAACAATTCCCGCATTAGAAGCCTATGTTGGCGGAGCATGGGTTATCGTAGCCAGTCCGTTGGGGTCTGCTATTGTCAAAGAACAATTAGCTCCGGCAGGTGACGGCGTATCTACTATTTTTGGTCCATTGAATGCTACTTATGCACCATCGTATGCTGCTAGTGCAGATAATATAATTGTATTAGTAGAAAATGTCATGCAGATTTCTTCTACAAACTTTTCAATAAGTCAAAATCCCTCATCCACAGGATCGGGTGCTGAAATCAATGCTACATCATTAAGCATTCTTAATAACGGTACCAGTTATGTGATCACTGATGTAGGGTCAACAACATTTACATCATTTGGCGCAGGTGCAAATACAGTAGGTACAGTATTCACAAAAAGTGGTGGAACTCCTACAGGCACAGGTAAAGTGCGAGTTGCTGGATATTATATCACATTTGCATCAGCAGTGCCAGCATCAGGAGGAGGCGGTAATCCAGTTTACGTAACTGTATACTACGGATACGCCAACTAATCATGAGTCAATTGGGGCGCATAGGCGGACAGGTACTCACAGACAATCTGTTACGTGCCGGTGTTGACCTTGCATTTGAAACCAATCTACTGTATCTTGATGTAACTAATCAACAGATTGGTATACGAGATTCGACTCCGATATACACGCTGGATGTAAACAACAACATCTATGCCAACGAGTTCACAGTTGTCACACAACTTGCTCCGGGTAATTTACGATTTAATGCCCCAAACACTATTTCTACCAGCGTGGGCGGTATTGATGTGTACATCAACGGCAACGGCGACATCTTTCACGATAGGCTTACCACAGCTAATCTCATCTTAGATGGCAATCTTATATCTAGTTCAAGTAACAGCAACATAGTGTTTGATCCTAACGGATCAGGCACAGTAGAATTAAAAGCCAATGCTAATATCACTGGAGATCTTGCAGTCAGCGGCAATATCAATATCAACGGCAATCTCTCAGGTCAAAGCACACTGACGTTTGGTGATAATCAAACATTTGACACTGTGACCATAAACACTGATTTCACACAGAGTATTATACCCGGTGATGATTTAACCTATGTCATGGGCGCAGATGCAGGAGATTCTAGTATTCGTCGTTGGGCTGAATTACATGCGTCACAGTGGCAATACATTGATAACGGAGCATGGCCAGGTAGCGGAATCCAATCGCAGTTTGCTACTATCAGCAATCAAACATTTATTGATGGTGTTAATAATAAAATATCAACGATACAATCCAATGAAGATATTATATTAAATCCGCACACTGGAATAACATTTATAGAAAACACTAAATGGCAAAACAATGATATCACAAATTTATTAAATACTCCGCTAACTCTAGTGTCTACAGGCACAGGTTACTTTAAAATTACTGGTACAAACGCTATGGTTATCCCCTCAGGTGATGATTCTCAGCGAAGACTTATTCCTGAACTAGGAGAAACACGTTGGAGTACTCAGCAACAATATCTTGAGTGTTACGATGGATCAGTATGGATAGTAGCCACCGGTGGAGGAGAGATTGTTACTCAAGAGTACATGGAAGATCTTGGATTTATATACAGTGCTATACTGGGATAATGCCAAAAATGATAAATAAATTTAATTGCAGAAAAGACCATTTTTGCAGGATTCGACTGCGGTAAACCGGCAAAGAGCGCAAGCTGAGAATCTGGTTAACGGTGTAACACCGGGTAAATTGGAGAGCTAATGGCTATCGGTCGCATTTCCGGTCAGCTCTTGAAGTCAAATCTTCTTCGCGCAGGCGAAAATTTGGCATTCGAGACTAACCTACTCTATCTAGATGTTGTTAACTCTCGTATCGGGATAAAGACAACATCACCCACCACTGACCTAGACGTTAACGGACACCTTCGATCTACCAACGTCACAGTAGACAATCAATTAAACATCGGAAGCCTGCACTTCACCGGCAACACAATAACCAGCGATTCTAACACCATAGCATTTGCTGCGGCAGCAGGCGAAGCCACAGTATACCATTCAAGACTGCAGATAGATGATCTACAACTGCAAGGCAACATAATATCAACCACTGTCAGCAATAGCTCGATAGAAATAGATCCCAACGGTACCGGCACAGTTAACATCATAGCCAACACCAACATCACTGGCAATCTTGTGGTCACTGGCAATGTCAATGCCACAGGAAACATAGTCATCGGCGGTAATATAACTATCGGTGATGCCCTCACAGACAATATTGTTATTAATGCCAGTATCAAAAGTGATCTAGTTCCGGAAATAGATAACATCTACGATCTTGGATCTGCAAGTTATAGATGGCAGGCCGTATACTCGAATACCTTGTATACCACAGCTATTAACGTGCCCGCATTGGATGTTGGTAATTTGATGTTCAGCGATAATGAAATTACCACTACAGCTGGACAAGATCTTTACATTGACGGCAACGGCGCAGGCGGGGTGAGACTAGGAAATTTCCGTATAGTAGATAATGTTATTACTAATCTAATTTCAAATGCAGTATCACAGATCGCACAGAGCGGAACAGGGTATTTAAAAATTCAAGGCACTAATGGATTTGTACCCCCAGTGGGATCAGACGGTGAACGTCCTACAGCGTATGCAGTATTGGGCATGACTAGATATAACTCTAATTCTAAAGCTCTAGAAATATGGGACGGGTTTGCTTGGGCATCACCAGCAGGTGCCAGCGGCGCTGTTTCGGAAATACAAGCCAACGACATTTCAGCATCATTTGCTATTGCACTAGGATAAAAATAAAATGCCAACCCTATTTAGACACGCAGTTACGACATCAGTAGGTATTACACCTGTAGATGTATTACAAATTCAAGAAGGAGTCAGAGCCACAGTGATTGGATGTAATATTGCCAATATCACAGACTATGACACTGTAGTTGTCAACATGTATGTAGTAGACGAAAACTCCACACAAGCCACATATGTGCGGGGTATTATCATAGCTCCTAACACCACCGCCAAAGTTATTACACAGGGTGAAAAATTAATTTTACCTGCAACTTCGGGAATTCGAATTGAAACAGATACCGAAGATAGTGTGGATGTTACCATCAGCTATGTTGAGATATCATAAGGAACAATTATGCCAAGCCCATATTATTTAGGTCAAAGCCCAGATGAAGCACTAGGAGATTCGCCAAGGTATTGGTATGCATTGAGAAGAAACGAGGACGGTGAATTATTTTTGTTACGTAGCGATCAACTCAAAGACAAAGACAGTATTGAATTAAATCTTCCAGGAGCACCTGATGAAAACTTTGAAGATTTTGAACCAGGCGTTGACTATTTCGACGGTATTCGAGCAGATCACGAAGTTGAATATGAAAATTTAGTATGGACACAATATCGCTGGGACAATAGAAACATGTTGTACTATGTTGACACCCAGGGAAGACTAACACAAAGAATAAATCAGGGATATAATTATCCTACAGGACACTCAAGTTAACTCGGAATAAATTATGGCAGAATTTAAGATCAGTAGGATTAGATATACATGGCGCAATGCTTGGGCTACAACCACGGTGTACAATCGTGACGATGTAATAAGATACGGTGGAAGCACATGGATCTGTCAACGTCAACACACCGCTGGAACATTTGCCGCAGACCAAACATATCTAGCTAATCAAAACGACACACAGCCAAGCCCAGCTTGGCTTAAAATGACCGATGGCTATGCCTGGAGAGGTGGATGGACGACTACTCCAACACTGTACAATCCTGGAGACATCGCATTACACGGCGGTGTTATATATCTGTGCGTAACTAGTCATACGTCAACATCGACCTTTGATGCTAACATAGCCGATTGGACTGTATATCTTAGTGCAGATAATTGGAGAACTGATTGGGCGCCTAGCACCAGATACGGCATCGGAGACATAGTAAAATACAACGGTACTGTATATCGTTGCCTAGTAGGACACACATCATCTAGCACTGCCCTTGGGTTGGAAGTTGGAAACAATGATACTGAAGATGACAGTACTGGAGAATTATGGCAAGCAGTCTACGAAGGAATAGCATATGTAGGTACATGGACTGCAACTACTAGATATCGTGTTAATGATTTAGTTAAATACGGCGGAAGTGTTCTTCGTTGCATAGTAGGACACGTGGCTGGCACAAACATTACCAATGCTAATTTTGTTACAGAATTTCCTGGACAGAATTTTTATAACTCGTGGTCCAACGTTGTTTACTACGCTGTTGGAGACATAGTTAGACATGGCGGATATCTCTACGTAGCTGCCGTTAACAATTACGACAGTATCAGCCCGTCACAAGACAGCATAAATTGGACTTTGTTGTCCAAGGCAGTAAATTTCGTAGGAACATGGAATGCCGATGTGGATTATAAAATCGGTGACGTTGTACGCCGAGGTGGAAATTTATACATAGCCACAGCAGATACCACCAACGATGGCAGTTCATTAGATTATTTAGATGCAGGAAATTGGGAAGTAGTTACCACAGCTCAATCTTGGCGCGGCTCGTGGATTGAAGATATCACCTACGGTGTTAACGATATTGTAATATATCTTGGTAACACCTATGCCTGTAATTTTGAACACACTGCTACTGATCAAAATCTTCCAGGAGATAACGGATCAGAATTTTTCTATTGGGATCTATTGCTGCAAGCTGGCCAACCGGCTGGTATGAATCTGCGAGGAGAGTTGCTGACATTCGACCTTTCAAGAACCCTACAAGGTGATGGCAGCTCGTTTGGCCCCACAGCTGTGACTATAGGTGAAGCAAATCAAGTAGTCATTGTCAACGACCAAAACAGTGTCGACTATGCGTTCTGGGGTGATTTAACCAGAGTGCGATATGTAGATCTTACTGGTGTCGATGACAACACCGATCCAGAACGTGGAACCAGTCAGTTTCTTCCTTGGAGAACCATACGTTATGCCTGTGAGCAAGTAGATGACGGTTTTGCCGGCAACACCACTATCAAAGTTGCAGTAGGAGAATACCTAGAAATAACTCCTATCATAGTTCCACGCAACACTGTGGTCCTAGGTGCAGAATTAAGATCCACAACTATCAAAGCATCGCCGTCAATATTATCTACAGCAGATCGTCCCTATGCTATTGCAGTACTGAATAGAATTTCGGGAATAATACAGGCTGTTGTTGCAGGAACCGCAATTAGTCCTCCAAAATCTGCAGGCAATATTTTAGATCCTGTAATCGCAACTGGACCAATACCTGTTTCATTTGATCCGCCACAGTACGATGAATTTGGTCAAGAAATTTTTGACACAGTGACCCAACCTCTTAGTACTAGCGGTGTTGCTGCAATAGCTATTCAGGCTAAAATTGCCAACATGATATCCTATATCAACTTTTATGTTAATTCATCAGGATCAAATCCCACATTAGTGAGCACAAATACTGCGGTAACAGACACAACATATACCAACACTGTGTTACAATTAGAAGCTAACAAAGAATTTTTAGCTGCAGAAGCTGTGGCTTTTATGCAGGTAACATATCCTAGTTATGAATTTGACATAGAGTCTTATAAAACAAATGTGCGTAGATATATAAACGCCTGGAAATATGACATAATTTATACCGGTAATTATAAATCATTGCTAGAAGCAAGGTACTACAGAAACAATGTACTAGGATGCACCGACA